TATTTTACACAACTATTTTTGGATTACATTTTATACCTTGGACTCAGCCTTGGTGCGATAAAGCATGGGATGCTCTCCAAAAAGCAGATCCTATGTTTTGGTATATTATTTTGACTATGGTGGGAGCTTCATTTGGGGTAACTACTTTAAACAAGATTAAGAAAAAATGAAGTACGTTGTTTATTGTTTCTTAGCAATAATGTGGTCTTCATTAATAATTTTAACAACTATTAACTTTGTATGAGCAACAAACCATTAAACATTTCAGAATCGGCAGCTGTGCAGATGCCAATGAAAACGGTTGCCTCATTGATAGTCCTTGTCGCAGCAGGAGTACTAGCATTCACTGAAATTACAGCAAGGCTTGTATCGTTGGAAACTTCAAGAGAATTATTTGAAAATGATTTGCTTAAGAAATCTGAGCAAGTACCTACTGACCAAGAGCAACATTTTTTAATCGAAGATCTTTATAAGACTGTAGAGAAACTACAATCAACTCAAGAAATGAATATGACTAATAAAGTTAATATAGAATTTTTAAGAGAACAATTAGACAAAGCATTAAAAGATATAGAAGACTTAAAAGATAAAGTAAGAGCTAATGGAAAGGCAGCACATTAATGGAGTTGATTATAGCTTTACTTATGATTGTTAACGGAGAGATTAAAGAACATAGAATACAAGAATCTATGTCTGATTGTTTAAAAGGTAAACGAATTGCAATGAGAACAAATAAAAATAACAACATTGTTTATCAGTGCATAAAGTCAATGGCTGAGCTGGAGTCAAATATAGATGGTAGTAAAAGTATTAAAAAACTCATCCTCGAATAAAAGAACTTATCGTAAGCATAAAGAACATGCTGAAGATATGTCTTATGAAAATGAGCTTGAAACTTTTTTAAAAGAAATTTCTAACAACACACCAAATGACGAGCAATTCGAAGAAGAAGACTTGGATAAAGCCTAAGCAAATTATTGTTACAGTAGGGCATTGTAAGTATTGTAAGAAAGAAATCATTAATACTGATAGTTTTGTCAGTTTTTACAAATCTGGCCATGCTCACTATATTTGTATGAAAATTGATGCTGATAAAGACTCTGAGAGCAACGGAGAGAGCTATTTAAGGTAAAATGCGACCTTGCCTATGCATTAAAATTGTTGCTAATCCTAGACTCTATTAGAGTCCATAAATGCGATATAGCAATTATCCCCAAAGTATCTGTATAATTTACAGGTATTTGTAGTCACTTGTGCTTAATAATGCTAATTAGTATCATTATGAAAAATATAGTTATTAAAAAAATGTCACTAGAAAAAAAATACAACAATGTTTCAAAAGAACAAAAAAAAAGACAAGATGATTTGTTCTATAAATTAAAACCTACTTATGATAAAATGAATGCATCACATTTATTAACACATAATAATTTAGATAAAGTGTTTCAAATAAGTGCTGAAATATCAGAAAATAGTCGTGTTTGGTCAAAAGGTTGGTGGGAACATCCTGTACTTAAAGTTTTTCATAATAGTTTACGTTGGCAATTATTAGATCTTGTAGTTAATGCTTCTGCAACTCATAAAGTTGTTTATCAACAAGATTTAGCATATGAATTAAAAGTTTCAGTTAAAACTGTTTATTCAATGATTAATGAACTTATAGACTCTGGTCATTTTATTCAAATGCCACCTGCTATTGGTGAAAATCATGACAAAAGAGTAGTTAACATAAGACCTTCTGTTGATGTAGTAGTTGCTTATTTAGATGTTCATTTAGAACATATTTTAAATAGTGTAGATTTTTTAAAAAAACACACTAAATTTGTATTTAATTAATTTAACTTTTTACCGTCTTCTTTATATTTTTCGGATTCTATTGTAGCTAAAGCTGATTGCAGCAAATCAATTATAAATTGTTTTTTATGATATGCTGAAGAAATAGTCATTGTTGCAGAAACTAATGAAACAAGTGTTGCATCTACATTATTATGTTTAAGCAAATCAATCGTTAAATAATCATTAAGATCAGCTAAACTTTCTTGGCAATGAGAAAGACGTAAATTTCTTTTTTTAAATTCTTTTTTTAGATCTAATATAGATTTCATATTGACAGGGTAGGGTATTTTATGATTTACTAAAACGCACTTATGTCAGGAACAGATTATCATTATCGTAAGCTTTACGAGGTTTTTGAAGAAGTTAAATATCTTAGACAACAGATTAATTTAATATGTAAAAGAATGGGGATTAAATATCAGATAAATAATACTAATCCTTATGATCCAAAAAACGTTTATAATTTAGATCCTTTTTTTGAACCTGAAGAAATTTGGTCTGATGGAATATTTGGAGAACATGGTCTTGAAGACAACTCCAAGAAACACACCAATGTTTTGAATTACAATAAGAAAAAAAAGTAACTCAAACCTCCTTGGGCCTTTATCTAGTATAGGTACACTTACAGAGTCTAAAACTAGAACACCTTGTGTAAGTTTACAAGTCCGAATATTTGAGTTACTTAATAATTACTTAATCACTGAGGAGGCTTTTAGCTCTAACCGAAAAACTCTATAGAGTTTACTTGTCATTAGATACAGGTTCTACCTTACCTAAATTATCGAAGAAGTGTTTCCAATACTTCCGTTAACAGTAGTGAGATCTATTTTTAACAGTGCCATTGGCTTTTAAACTGATGTTAATCGATAAAATTTTGTTTAACTAGAGGGGAATCCCTAGGAATGATTAAAACCTAAGGCAACTCCCTCTAGTCGAAAGGAGCTAACTAATGTTAGCCTTTTGTTTGTAGTCAGAGCATGGGCTTAATGAATACCATGATAGATCGATCAAACACTTTAACTACAAATATTTAAAACTGATTATCAAAATCGTTAGATCCTTGACTTGATGGAGCAGGAGCTGCACCACCAGAAGTTTTAGGACTAACCATTCTAACAACACCAGTAAATCTTGGAACAACTACTTCAGTTACATATCTTTTTTGTCCACCAGAATCTTGATAAGATCTAGTTTCGATTTCACCTTCGACATATAACATAGTACCTGCTTTAGCATACTTGCCCATCGTATCTGCGATACGAGGATCAAATACTACAACTTTATGCCAAGTAGTTTTTTCATCATCTTTAAACTTCTTGTTAGTTGCTAAAGACATATTAGCCATGCTGTCGCCTTTAGAAGTTTGTTTAACTTCTGCATCAGCACCTAATCTACCTATTAGGATTACTTTGTTTATCATTGTTAACCTCCTTTGGTTTTAATATTTTAACATTGTTATCAAGTTTGCTTAACTTACCTTTGGCTTTTACTTCATCAGGCATTTCATCTTCTGAATAAACAAAACCATGTAAACCTAATAACTTAAGAACACATCTGTCATAAGCACGTTTCTCAGCCATTGCGTATGGATAAGAATTTTTTGTATTTTTTGGTGATGACTCTCCATAAGATACAACTTGTACCTTCTTATCATTACCTTTGTCTAGTACAGCAGTACATTTAACAACAACAATACCATTTGCAGAATTAGTTTCTATTTCTTCAAATTTATATTTAATGCCATTACTTGCACCTGCTTGTTCAATGTATCTGTGATACATAACCCAAGTACCATGACAATCCCACAAAGCTTTATATTCACCTTGATCGTTTTTAGTGTCTAGCTCATATTTTTTTAATATAGCTAAAGCTCTACTATCTATTGGCTTTCCCATTACACTCCTTTTTCTGTATATTGATTATTAATATGAGTCTTACTAACTACATATACATAAGCAGCTTTCTGACTAGAATTTTTACGTTTATCTTTACGTTCAATTTTATTGAGTTTGAATAACTCAGTCACTCTTGGTCTTACAGTAAATGGACTGTAATTTAATAATTCAGCAACTTCATCAGCTGTTGCACCAAAATTTCCTTTATTAGCAATAGCATTAAAAACTTTATTTCTAATAGTTTCTACACCTACCTTAATTGCTTCAGCAGCTTCAATAGAAGTATCTATTTTTTTATGCCCTGGAGAGTATGGGTATGATTGTTCTGCCATCACTAAACTCCTTTTTGTTAAAATTATCAAAGCTAATATGCTCTGGTGGTTCTTTTTTGGTTGTTACAAAATGCCAAAATAAAACTTCAGCATTTAATAATTGTTCTTGAAACTCTGCGTCAGCAGTAATTTCTAAAGCTTCCCATTTCATGTTTCCATAAAATGCAGAAAAATATAATTTAGAATAACCTGTAACCATTAAGTAATGTTGTATCTGTGCTTTATATTTATCAGCTTGTTTCTTAGAATTTGTAAATGCATTAGTATGCTTACATTCCAATAAAGCTTTATCTTCACCTAATATTAAACCATCAACATGAGCATATAAATAAGGGTAGTCTTTATGGAAAAAAGTTTCTTGTCTATTACTAACTTTTAATCCAGTTTGTTTTTCAAACCATTGAATATTAAATGGCTCTGTATGTACTCCCATTTGTACTGGTAACACATCAGATAAATCTACTGGTTCTGCATCACCTGTTTTTTCTAACCATAGTGAATGCCATTCACCATTATATAATTTGGTAGCATCACTGCCACCAATACCTTGTTTTCTATCAAAGTCTTTTTTCATATCGTTCCTCCTATTTTATAAAAATGCTTATCTTTCTTGTGTACTTCTTTTAAGAATATCTCGAACCTTGAGGCCCAAAGTTGTTGCACCTCTTTTTTTGATTTTATCCCATTTTTCTTTTTTCTTTTTTTCATGTTCTAACCTCAATCTCTCGATTTCATTTACAAACCTGTAGGGGAGAGTACCCTTTAAGATCATTGTTGCATTATGATTATATACGTCATCATTAAATTCTATTGTCTTGTAGAATTTTAATAACCTCATTCTAAAAGCTTGTTGTCTTATATGAGGAGCTGCGTAATCTATGTTAGATTTTTTCTTCAAGGTGAACATCATTATCCTTTACAGTAAATGTATCTTCTTTAGCTTTTGCTAACAGATCATTTAAAAGTTTTTCTTTACCTTTAAATTTATCCGTTATCGATTTAGCTTTAGTAAGGTA